CTTCTCTCATGTAATTTTCCATGAAAGATTCTTGAGACATAGGTCCTGTCTGAACAGGAGTCGTACCAACTTCGTCAATTGGTAAAACAGGTTCTGGCTCTGGAATTAGAACCGGTGGTTCTGGCTCTGGCGTTGGTGGTGCGACCTTTGGTTCTGGTGGTTGTGGTGGTGCTACCTCTGGCTGTGGTTCTGGCTCTGGCTCTGGTTCTGGCTCTGACTCTGGCTCTGGGGGAGGTGGAGGTGGAGGTGGTGGAGGTGGTGGGTTCGCTGCTTGCTCTTGAGCTTGAACCTTTAAGTCCAACGCCTCTCGAAGTAACGTCATCCATTCACTGCCCGGTGCCCCCGAAGCCATAAGTGCCTCCGCCTCTTGTTGCTTTGCAAGTGATTGACCCATCAAGTCTAACATATCACCACTAGGTTGTCCTACTTCGTCAATTGGTAAAACGGGCTCTGGCTCTGGAGGAGGTGGAAGCGTGGACCCCGGTTGACCGTAAGGTATGCGTCTTCCTTGAGCGTCTATCCCTAATCGTCTTCGTTCCGACTCTGCGTCATAGGCTATAAGCCCAGAATGTCGAGGATATATAAAACGTCTTATATCTAAAGGATTGTACATCATAAATTACTCCTTACCATAACTACTGCATCATTGCAAAGCCAACGTTGCGAATGCTGCTTGCAAAGGGGGACGTGGATCCAGTTCCATGTTGCATAGGAGCAAATTGTGGAGGAGGCGGGGCAAAACCGCCAGCGTTTCCATAAGGAATAGGAGGTTGAAACTGACTAAACCCTTGCGGCGGCGGAGCAAACTGCCCGTAAGCCTGCGGGGAAAAGAATTGAGGAGGCGCCATAAAGGGCGACGAATTACTCATAAATGGATTGCTCTGTGGCTGAAACTGATTTTGTTGCTGTCTTTGATTTGATTTGTTTGCTTGCTGAAACAAGTTTCCCAGCATCTCAGACTGACGCGGGTTGCTTGACTGTAGCTGCGTTGCGAAATCTTGAAACAAAGGATTAGAGGCTAAATCGTTTAGTGTACCTATACCAGAAACTTCTGTCTGCTGCCTTGGAGGAGGACGCGGTGCCGCTTGCTGCACTTTCTTCGTGAGACGTCTTTGCAATTCCTCCGCACTTATAGCCGGGGACATTGGGGTGTCAGTCCTTCGACGTGGATCTCCGCCGACATCAGGTAAAGGTAAAGGTTGCCCTATCTGCCCTACTTGTGGGGGGCGCCTGTCAAATACACTGGGCGGGGACCGTGAACCACGGAGCAAGGATATCAGCTCCTCAATCAATTCCGTCGTTCTACTTTGAGAAGGTGGTTCACCTGGACTAGGGGGAATCTCAAAGCCTCCTCCACCAGGCATCGGTCCACCTAAAGGACCACCAGGGCGGAAAGGATTTCCCTTTAAACCAAGAGGTGGCCCATACTCGTACTCTGTTATACCAGGGATAAAAGCACGAGGGTCACGCACGTCATGATCCTCCGGAGTAAACATGCTTATGCCGCCGCCGCCGTCTTCTCCAACAGCCATCGTCGAAGCTCCGCCTCTAAGTTCCTTAAAGGTAGCTATCAAATCTTCAGGGGTACGTTCATGTATCGGATCTACCATGCCGCCGTCTTCACCCACAGCTTGCGTCGTCATTCGTGGACTTCTAAAACCTTCAATAGAAAAACCAGGGGGAAGCATAACAGGACTTGTCATACCTAACCCCTCAACCCATGATGAATGCTCTTGGCTATCGCTCCGTCCACAACTTGATCAAATGCAACAAACATAGGCATAGTATTAATCTCTAAAAAAGTTTCGTCAATGAAATCCGCAGCTCCAAATGTCAATCCCAACTCCAACATTAAACGACGTGTCTTCTTAACTATAGCATCAGAAATCTCAGAAATAAATAGTGAAGGTTCCGGATCATCACGATAATCTAAATAATCCGACCTCAAACCAAAACAAAATGCATCATCCCCTATAATAAATAACCGCTTGTTCAAACCAATAACACGATCCTGAACAATCATAGGAACCAAGGACCGTGAACCACGAACCACATGAGCACCACCCGTAACAGGCTTCAATATACTATCCGAACGCTGCGTCCCTAACCCCGCCTCCGTATAAGGAACCTCCAAACCAACACGCTTGGCAACAATCAAATTGTGTAACTTAAAAGGAACCTCGCCACGATAAGCAGAATTATACCGCACAATATCCCCATGCGACTCCACATAATTCCGCATAATATAAAAATTGTTGTACTTAACATGCGTATTAGATTCAAACACATTCGCACGCCCAAAATAAGAATCAAAAATACAAAAAACACCATCAACAAACAACGCATCTTGATCCAAGTCCCAATGAATCACCGAACCCTGGTCAACAAATATATCAAAATAAGGAACAAGAACCTCTATGTTAGGATCAGAACGCTGACCAAATAATAATGATGCCATGATAATGCTCCTCGGTACAGGGATCATGGACCATGAACAACCAGAATGCAAGTAAACCCAAATGAAAAAACATGGCGAATAATTTTTGTGGGCTGGTTGTTGGTTACTTGTAACCCAATGAAAATATCTCCGAATGATTTTACAATACTAGTATAATAAAGACTAATCTGAGCAAACCGCCCGCAAAAAGGGGGTGTAGGGGGTCGCGAAGCACGCGCCAGGATCCGGATTGATTGCAGCAAGTAACCCCTGGAACATTATAATTAATTTAAAATAATGTTAGTTAGTTGTGATTTAGTTGTTGACAATAGACAAGTTAAATATTATTGATAGTATATCAATAACAAAAAAGGAAATAGGACAATGACAATCACAAGTTTACATAAGCAAGTTACTGAAGCCACAAAGACTAACATTAGTAACCGCTCAACATTCTGGTATAAGTCTACATTCGCAATTCTTAAGGAAATTAAAAGAGAAGTAGACTTTAAAATCAAATACTATGAGAACGAAGCGATTCAAAATGATGTAGCTTATCATAAAGAATCCGAAGTTAGAACAATACCTTCTAAGGATAGGGATTACTATTTGATTGAAGCTATGGGACAAGAAGCTTTTGAAAAGCTAAAGGTCGTATCAATTAGATCTAAGTTTACTTACTATTGATTCATCGGTTAGGGGTCTAGCAATAGACCCCATTCCGATGCATCAACGCATCATAACCATAAAAGGAAATAGGACTATGAGAAATAAAACAGTGAAAAACGAAAATAATTATAAATATGTCGTGTGGGTGGGTGGTTGTGATGATTATTATATTTCATATGACAGAGCAAAAGAACACTATGATGAATGGATTGATCAAGGTTACGATGATGTTCATCTAATAGAATTAAAACAATGATTAGAGATATTATAGCCGGACTAGCAATGATGTTTATCATTGTTAGTCTAACATTCATCATGCTGCTATTAGGATAAACCAGGGCGCAAAGCCGCAAAGTAGTAAAGAATAAGCAAAGCCGCAAAGCTGGCGCCAAGGATCAAAAAGAATCCGGCGCCAGGTTATAAACCAGGAAAAGAATATTAATTAATTACTTGTGACTTGGTTGTTTGTAGTATATAACTAAAGCATAACAATAAAAGGAATAGGACAAAATGAAACAGAAATTTGAAGAAGCATTCGAAGTAATCAAAGATCTCTACATGTTTATGCATGAAGATGATGAAGCAATGCATTTTAAACATAGATTCACGCGTGAATATATAAAGATTCAAAAATGAAAAGCGGAATCTTATATAGAGGCCCGTCAGAAATTGACGGGCTGCCTATTGTTGCAATTGCGACATATTCCAATCGCAACACTAAAACCGGGCAAGTTGTCCAAACTTATATATTAAGAGAAGATATAAACCCATTAGAAGCTAGTAAGACGGGCCAGGACTACAGCATTTGCGGGGACTGTCCGATGCGTGGCAAGGTTACGACGGATCCAAAACGAAAAATTGCTAAAGAGCGTGAATGCTACGTGAATCTAGGACAAGGCGTTTTAATTGTTTGGAAAGCTTATAAACGTGGCGTTTACCAGGAAGCAAGCAATTGTAGATCCGAGCTAGGCAAGGATAAATTCGTTAGGATCGGGACCTATGGTGATCCAGCTGCTGTGCCTGGTATTGTTTGGACACAGCTATTAGAAGACGCGACGACCTGGACAGCATACACCCATCAAAAACCTTGGCGACCAGACATAGCAATGCAAAGCGCGGACACTTACGACGAAGCGAAAAACCATTGGTCTGAATCTAGGCGCACGTTTAGAGTCATTCAAAACGTTAACGACCTAGACAAAAAGAACGAGATACTTTGCCCAGCATCAAAAGAAGCTGGACGTCGCGTCCAGTGTGCAGCGTGTAAATTATGCAAGGGATCATTGAAAGCAAAGTCTATTGCAATCGTTCAACATTAATATAAAGTTAACCAGGCGTGTAGTTTGTCCTATTCCGCACGCCTATCCTTGGCCGGGGCCTTCGGGTCTCGGTCCTTTTAAATAGGACAAGGGCGCAGAGCCGCAAAGCTACAAGGACGCAGAGCGATAATGATCGATAAGACGAGGGCGCAGAGCCGCAAAGCAGGACTCAAGGTCCATGAACCTCGCACCAGGGTCGCAAAGCACCCCTTTTTCCAGTAAATCGACCCCTTTTTCCCCTCCAAACAAATATATATCCTTGGGGGAGGGACCCCTAACCAAGAAGAAACTAAGCCCTCCACGAGCGTGATATGCCATGTGCCAAGCGATTTGATGAGGGGAGACATTTACTGCGTATTTTTTCGTTACCTTCAACTCTAACCAGAAGGGTAGACCGTCCCAAACGACATGAACGTCGGGAACACCGCCTCCATGTTTGTTCTCAATACGTGTAGCAAATGCTTTATTCGGCAGACTTGCTCGGACTGATTTCCAAAACTTTGCCTCTGGACCTTGGCTCATTTGTTACATCCTTAAAGTCACCTTCAAGCACGAATGCTTGTGGATATTTCTTTTGCAAGTCAGCGAGTCTAGCAACTATCTCATCTCTTGAAAGCTGATCCATTGTGTTGATGTTCTCGCGTCTATCAATAGTCAAACCACCCAGTGCCGAGCGGATCTTTTCAGCGTTGATTGCGGCAGAAAATTGTCCGGCATCCTCCGCTCCAAGCGATAGCTTGTGTAGTCGTTCAAGTTGTCCTAACGTGGTCACTGCATAACGTCGCTCACGTTCTTCTCTAAGCTCAGTTATATAGTCCACAACGTGGGGATAATCTCTTCCATTTAAAAGTATAGAGGCTTTAGTTTTTGCTATGTTGTGAGCGTAGCCAGCCTTTCTTGCACACTCTGCGTTGGAATAGATTCCTTCCACAATAAACTTAGCGAAAGTCATCTGCCTGTTAGTGAGCTTCCGACCATGTTCTTTTTCGATCTTAGCTTTATTTTTTATCATGCGTGTTCTCCAAACGTATAGTCTTATATATATCACCCAGGGCAAAACAAGCAAGACTCAAGGTTTGCTTGAGGTCTAGATGTTTGATTACAACATGATTACACTTTGCCTCAAAAACACCTCAAAAACTGGGCTTTTTAAGAAACCAATAACAACTAACAAACATTCTATATGTAGCGTTTTTTCCAAACTACCGTAATCAGTGTAATCATTTGTAATCATTTAGGGCAAATAAACCCCTTGTTTTTATACCATGATTACGTTGATTACGCTGATTACACCATTTCCCACTTGAAAAAAAAAAAAAAACAAAATCTCTGGGAATAACGTAATAATGTAATCATTGTAATTATTTTTATTTATCACCTCTATTGACATGAGCGTTACTTGTGGTCTACGGTATACTTATCAACAACCAAGTGGGAGAGAATAGGATGAAACTAGAACTAAAGAATATTAAGCACGCTAATTGGGCGTCAGAAGAAACACAGTGTTACGATGCTGTATTGTACGTGGACGGAGATCCGTTCCTCATGGTTTCTAATGAGGGTCGTGGTGGTTCAGATCGTGAAGACCAAGATCCAAGGTTCAAGGGCGACTTTCCATCTAAGTATGGTGCTCTGAGACAGTATTGCCGTGAGGCCTACAAGTTTAAAGGTTTCAAAGATACGTGGATCAATGGCAGTATAGAGCTTGCCTGTCATACCTTGTTAGAGGAGCATCTTGAAGCCAAGCATTACAAGAAGGTTCTGAAGCAAGTTTGTTTTTTGGATGACAAGGGAGATATTTTATCTTTCCCTAAGAGGGTGAAGCCAGAGCCTAGTATCTACGATAAGATACGTGAACAACGTAAGGATCTGAAGAACGTGACATTTTTAAATGAGTTATCGTTTGATGATGCGGTAGCCAAGATCAAATCAGTGGGGGTGTGAGATGCCAAATTGGGTAACGAATGAGATAACATTTAATTTTGATATGAGCCACGATAAGGATAGGTTCATGAAGCTTGTAACGTCAGACGACAATCCGTTTGACTTTGATAAGATTGTTCCGATGCCAGATAATATTTTCAGGGGCAACTTAGGAACGGATGAGCGTGAGAAGTATGGTTCTTTGAATTGGTACGATTGGAGTTGCGAGAACTGGGGAACCAAGTGGAACAGTCGCAATGCGAAAGTTGATTGGGAAGGGGAGGATGATGCAGGATTTATTTTTGACACCGCGTGGTCAGCTCCGACACCAATTGCCAACACTCTTAAGAGTATGTTTAGAGGGATTAAGTTTCGTTGGTTTTATCGTGATGAGGGCGATATGTTTTGCGGTTATTTAGATGATGATATTGGAGGGTTTGAAAATGGGAGCGATTAAGAATTGGGTTATGGTTATGGAGGAAGATGCGACGACCATGGATCGTGGTGAGTGGATTGAGAAGCATGGATCAAGCCATATTGATACGTATGACAAGATCCAGACGGAGATGTTTCAGCATGGGTATCAGGTTTTGGATGACATTTTGAGGGGAGTGGAGCGTGATGTATAGACCAGATTTAAAAGACGCGATGATTGAGGGCTACACGGAAGCCTTAGATGAGTGTAAGGAGATTGTTGAGAGGACGTTGGACATTTTTCTTGAAACTGCAAAAACGATTGATGAAGAGAGGACAATTCAAAGGGTTGTTTATTCAATCAAAAAACAAATGAAGGAGTTATAATGAGCATGACAAAAAAAGAGCGTAGGTGGTTAGAAGAACATCACAGTGAGCGTGTCGATAGGGTTTTAGACCCTGATACGCGTTTAGAAAAAAGAAAAGACGTACTTGTAGAAATTGTTTTTCTAGCGTCTGTTACGACAAAACGCGACTTTAAATATTCACGCGTTGGTACGTTTAAACAACCTCTTACAGATGTTTGTGACGAAGATGTTCTTGATAGAATATACGAAATGGCTCAAATGAAAATGATTAATGAAGCCTTGGAGGTACTGTAAAGTTATCTCTAGTCGGCACCCTTACGAGGGTGTCGTGTAGGTGTAATTTAAATTGAAAGGAGAAGATGATGTCTAAATATCCACAGAAGTTAATTGACCAGGCTCACGATCTAGCGTTTAGGGGTGAGATTCCGAACAAGGTTATAGCTAAGAAGCTAAAATCTTCTTGGCCTAAGATCTTTAATGATGACGCTAAAATTGATAATCAACTGCATTATATTTTGTATGTAAAGCAAGACAGTGGTTACTGGGTTGAGAACATGAAGGAGGTTATGAATAAGAAAGAACCTACCATTACGGAGAGTTTCTTGGACTTTTTTATTGCGGATAAGTTCCGATGAGCGAGTGGAACATTAAAGTAGAGATGAACCAGAATTGCTGCAAGCATCCAGTCTCTCGGTATTATGATGGGATTGAAGCGGAGACCTTGGAGCAAGCTGAAGAGATTGCGTATCATAGGTTTATCGATACGCTTGAGGAGAGCATTACCACCAGGGAGTTTATCACTAATCCTTACTGGATGGATGTTAGTCCAGAAGATTATGAAGAGATCAACAATGCTTAGACACGTTGACCTATGTTCGGGGATCGGGGGCTTTAGTCTCGGTTTTGAGTGGGCACAGTTGTCCACCCCCATATTGTTTTGCGACACCGAGCCTTGGTGTCGTAAGATACTCGCAAAGAATTTTCCAAATGTACCAATAGCTACAGATGTAAAGGAGTTAGCTAATGACCCAGAAAGACTTGTTCCCGACTGTGACATCCTCACGGCGGGATACCCGTGCCAACCATTCTCCGTCGCGGGAAAGCAAAAAGGCACAGAAGATGACCGCCACATCTGG